AACTCCAGTTCTGCCTGAATGTCGCCCAGCAGGCCCTTTGCAGCATCCTCAGACTTTGAAACCACCACCATGAAATGGATCAAGGGGCGTTCCTGGAATATGAGCCAGAGCGGTGTAAAGACATCGCAATGCGTGGATTTCGCATGTCCGCGCGGCCACATATATACCGCTTTGAGGTTTGGAGTCCGCTTGATCTGGTTGGCTGCCGCATTGTGGAACGGGGCATTATGTACGATGCGGGCTGGACGGCCCTCTGCGTCATACTGAGTAAGGTAATGGGGGAAATAAAACTCACAGAAATCTGCATAGTTAGTTCTGAGCCGGCGCAGGCGCTGTGTGCGCTCTGCGTCAGTCTCGGCAGGTCGGAGCGACGTTATTTTCTGTATGCGCTCACATTCCTCCTGCCATTTCTCACGTGCAAGTCTCTCTTCCTGAGTCATGTGTTAGAGCGGAGATCCTGGAGCCATTTTCTCCATTAGGAACTTATTTTGGTACTTATTGATGGCCTTGATGAGTTCCGGGGTGATTTCTGGGTCGTAGGAGGCATTGAACTGTAGCCACTTGTTGAAAGCCATAAAGACCTCGATGGCGTCAACCACGTTAGCCTTCTTGTCAAGTTTCTCGATGACAGCCGAGAACTTTGCCAGTTTGTCGGCCAGACCTGCAATCAGGGCAGGGTCATTGGAACCGTTGACCTGAGTAATCAAGGTGTCTATTGTGGCCAGCAGTTTGTTGACCAGCTCCGGACGTGTAACATGGGTGGCGGCACGCTGCTCTTTCCAACTCTCTGTGGTACTCCACTTGGAAATGGTATTGCGTGACACCTCCAAACGGGCAACGGATTTCTTTCTTTCGATTTCTGCTTTTGTCATATTGCGCAATTTTGAAAATTGATGCTGCAAAATTGCATAAAAAAAGGCACACGTACAAAAAAGTGTGCAACCCTTTCATGCTTGTGTGCAACCATTGCACACTTTTTTTGAGGTAACAAAAAAAGTTCCTAATATTGCACCAAAATTTCGAGACAATGGCAAGAGTTAGAATTTCAAACAGCAGCATAAACAGCTACGGCACAAGGGTACTGACTGAGGGACTTGACACCACCCAGTATGAGAAGAATCCTGTGCTGCTATATATGCACCAACGCGGCACCGTGATTGGCTACGTTAAGGACATCAAGCGCGAGGGCGATGACCTGACAGGTGAACTGGTTTTTGATGAGGTAACGGATCTCAGCAGACAGTGTAAGGCCCAGTTTGAAAAAGGGAGCCTCCGGATGGTAAGTATGGGTGCCGACATTTTGGAATTGAGCGAAGCCCCTGAGCATATCGCCCCAGGGCAGACACGCCCGACAGTCAGCAAGAGCAAACTGCGCGAGGTCAGCGTGGTTGACATCGGCAGCAACGACGATGCGCTGCGCCTCACCTATGAGGGCAAGGCCCTGGAACTTGGCGCAGGCCTGGAGTGTGGATTACCCGTATTAAAAAACAATAGTGTTGAACCAAACAAAAGTGACACAACAATGGAAGTAAAGACTTTATTGCTCGCACTTGGTCTGACTGAGACCGCAGGCGAGGCGGAAGTGACCGCGAAAATCACAGAGTTGAAAAATGGCGGAACCAAGGCACTTAGCCTGGCCGCTGAGATCAAGACGCTTAAGGATGAGAACGATGCACTGAAACTGGCGGCTATCACGCAGCTGGTGGACGCTGCCATTGCCGACAAGAAGATTGGTGCCGACAAAAAGGACCACTTCATTGAGTTGGGCAAGAAGGTTGGCGGTGAGGAGCTGAAAACCCTCTTTGCCGAAATGCAGCCTGCCGTCAAGCTCTCGACAGTTTTGGACCATCAGGGCGATGCCACACATGTGCAGCAGCCCGCTGACGCCAAGAAGTGGAGCGACATGACCCCTGAGCAGCGTCTGGAACTTAAGGCCAGCGACATCAAGAAATACCGCTCACTCTACAAGGAAGAGTACGGCGTGGATTGCCCGGTATAAACGTATAACCCTTTAATAACAAACAAGCGAAATGAAACATTCCTTTTCAATGATGCTGCTTGCTGTGGCTTTCAACGCCATTGTGGGCATGCTGTTTGCCCCTATGTTGGGCGTTAGTGCCGCCTATGGTGCCGTCGGTGCCAATGTCGTGGCGGCTTGTGTAGGACAGATGGCACCTAATAGTGCATTGCGTGAAGGTGTCCTGGTTGAGATCTGGACTGGTGAGATGATCAAGCGTCTGCGTGCCGGTCTTGAAGCTACCTGGCTGGAGGGTGTTCCCGACAACAGCGCTGTTGTCAATGCTGACTGCATCCATCTGGTAGATGTAGGCATCGATCCTGACGTATTGATCAACAACACGACGTACCCGATTGACTTACAGGACCTGGACGATCAGGACAAGACCATCAGCCTTGACAAGTTCCAGACAAAGGTCACTCCGATTACAGACGATGAGTTGCATGCCATCAGTTACGATAAGATGGGCCGCGTAGAGGAAAGCCACCGCAATGCCCTGAAGGATGCGGAGTTCCTGAAGGCTGCCCATGCTATGTGCCCGACAAAGAACACTGCATCAACACCCGTACTGGTTACTACCGGTCAGGATGACGGCACAGGTCGTAAGATGATGACCCCTGCTGATATTGTACGCCTGAAAGCAGCCCTTGATAAGGCCAAGGTGCCGATGGAAGGCCGTCGCCTTGTACTCTGTCCGGATCACGTGAATGACCTGCTTATGCTGGATCAGAAGTTTGCCAACCAGTTCTATAACTATGAGAGTGGCAAACCCGTGAATGCCTACGGCTTCGAGATCTACCAGTTCGCCAACAATCCATATTACGGATCCAACGGTCAAAAGAAGGCTGTGGGCGCCGAGATTACTGCCACCGACCGCCAGGCGTCGTTTGCGTTCTGGAAGGGGCGTGTGTTCAAGGCATCAGGTAGTCTTAAGATGTACTTCCGTGACGCCCAGACCAACCCGCAGTACCAGCGTAACGAGATCAACTTCCGTCACTACTTCATTGCCCTGCCTAAGAAGGAGGATGCCAATGTCGCCATCTACAGCGGAACGGTAGAGTCAGCAGCCCCGGCAGCCGCTCCCACCATCAGCGGTGCCGACAGTATTTCGGTGGCAGCAGCAGGCGGTACCAACAATCGAACCTATGCAACTTCCAACGGTGCCGGTGTGACCGCCCAGACAGATGCCGAGTGGCTGACCGTAGCAGCTAACGGGAACAAGGTGACCTTTACCAGCCAGGCATACGCCTACGATGCTGAGGGCACAGATCCCCGTGTCGCAACCGTAACCATCGGCATTGCCGGTACTGAGGTAACGAAGACCGTAACTGTCAGCCAATCGGATGAAATCCGTCACTGGCACACTGACCCTGTGTCGAAGGGTGGTCGTGGCTGGAAGCAAGTGGGTTACACAGATATGTTCCACCTTGACGGCAAGCGCGAGCGTCTGGTAAAGAACAATGAGGACGCATACGTGGACGGTTGGGAGATTACCAACGGCGTGGCTGGCTACAACAGCGTGAGCCGTCACATCGTCTATGTCGGAGGCTGTGCGGCTAATAACCATAAGCGCAAAGCAGATACGCGCACGGAAGCTCAGCGCAAGGCCATGAAGGACTACGTGCTGAACTTCCACAAGCGTTTCCCCTCTGTTAAGATTGTGGGGCACAACCAGCTGGCAGCAAAGGACTGTCCGTGTTTCAGTGTTCCCGCATGGCTTAAGGAAATAGGAATCAAGTAATATCAAATCTGGATATGGAGTGGAGCGAAATTCTCAATGTAATATTCGGCACCGGGCTCGTAGCCACGATCGTCGGTCTGTTCAGCATCCGCAGTGAGCTAAAGAAAGCCCGTGCGGAGGCCGAGAAGGCTATGGCCGAGGCCGACACGGTGAAGATTACGAACACAGAGAATGCTACCAGGATATTGATTCAGAACATTGTAGAACCTCTTAGAGAAGAATTAGATGCGACAAGAAGAGACCTTAACGCGACCAAGCGCGAAATGGCCCGTTTCCGTAAGGCAGTCGAAGCGATACCCCTTTGCCCTTATCATGCTGGTTGCCCTGTGCTTGACGAGTTGCAGGACGTCGCGGATTCTGGTTTCCCCAGAAAGGACGGACAGCATCAGGAGCACATCGTCGGTGGAAATAGAAAGCCGAAGCGTCATAGAGCCAGCCCGCTTAGACACAGCGGCAGAGCTGCAAATCACACAGGCGCAAATCGACAGTCTGCCAGCGGGTGCAGAGTACAGTGTACAGACGTCTCAGGCGAGGGCTTCGCTGAGGAAACAAGCCAGCGGGGGGATGACTTTGAGCGCCCAGGGCATCAGCCCGGCGAAGGTGACGACCACGACGAAGGCGAAGTCTGAGGCGGATGCCAAGGGAGCGGAGAACTATAAGCCTCCCGAAGTGCATTTAAAAGCCGATAAAGAGACAAACAAATGGTATCAGGACGGTTTTGTCATAGGAACCCTGCTGTTTGCCATTCTCTCAATAACAGCCGTAGTATGGGCTGGAAGAAAGAATTAAATGTAACACAATAAAAAAGAAAGAAAATGGGAAAATACAGAGACGGAACAGACCTTATCCTGTCAGTAGGCGGTAATGCCCTCGGTCACTCTACAGAGTGTAAGATCTCCTATAAGGCTGAGACTGGTACGCGTAAGACCAAGGAGGCCGCTGCCGGTAAATGGGATGAGAAGTATGTGAAAAGCCTTGGCTGTACTGTGACAGCAAGCGGATTCGTGGTTGACGATGATGACACGAACAACAAGCCGAATATTGACACGCTCCGCACGGCATTCAAGACTGCCCAGCCAATATCCGCTTCTTGGGCTTACAGAGAAGGTGGCGATATTGACAGTGGCCAGTTCATTATTACCTCTCTCGAGCATGAGGGCAAGGCTGGTGACGATGAGACCTATTCAATCACGTTGGAGAACTCCGGTGCTGTTGGCACCGCTAGTGCAAATGCACAGGGCTAAGGCAAGATGAAGAACGTTTCTATCACTATTAATGCGAGCGACGGCAAGACATATCCATGCCGTGTGACCTTGGGGGCCATGCGCCGTTTCAAACAAGAGACTGGTAAGGATGCTGAAAACATCGTTGGTGTGGATGATCTGGCTGTTTTCATCTGGTGCTGCTGCATGTCTGCATGTAAGGCTGATGGTGTGGAGTTTAGTGTCTCATTGGATGATTTCTGCGACCTCGTAGATATTTCTACGCTCAGCGCTTTTAACGAGGCTATTGCACCCGACGAAAAAAAAACGAAGAAATAGGTGAACGCGTCAGTATCGACGAACTCTTAGGCATTGCGGTGGGGCGCATGGGGATGAGCCTACAGGACTTTGACCAATGCGCCCCACTTGAATTTGAGAAGATCTTTGAAATGTGGCATAATTCCCAGGAGATGGCTTTCAGGACCGGATGGGAACAAATACGGAATCTTGCTGTCTGCATACTCCAACCTTACGCAGAAAAGATACTGGATCCACGCGACGTGATGGAATTTGAGTGGGACCAGCCTGAAAAGAGGACACCCGCAAAGAAGACCCGCGAGGAACGTGAGGCAGAAAAGCGCCACTATGAAGAGGTTAAGAAAGCAAGGGGGCTGACCTAACACCTGTTGCCCGTTCTTGCCTTGTGAGGACTTGGCAGGACACAGGCAATGATAAAGGACAGAGAAACCAAGATGCCCCAGAAAAACATAGCATGATAGCCCTTCATGAAATAGCTGATGGCCATTCCAATCAGGCTGACAGGTAACAGAACCAGTGCCACAGATATGATTATCTCTTTCAATTTCATATAGTAAGCATCATATTTCGGTGCAAAGATAATAAAAAAATGACAAACCAGGTAACTTTTCAGATAAAAATTGAGACTGTTGGCGGCGAAAACGTGAAAAACGTGACGATGGACGCCGAGGAACTGGGCAGGGTTGTCAAGGAAGTAACCGATGAGCAGGAAAAGCTCAATACCAAGTTGCTTGACATCAACCAGGCACAGCAGGCCATCGAGAATGTCACCTCAGGTATCAGCCAGATTGCTTCTGAAGTCTCAAAATACGCTTCTGCCTATTCAGTCCAGGAAACGGCAGGAAGAAAAGTTGCACAGGTTATGCAGAATACGATGAACGCCACAGAGGCGGAAATCGAAAGTATCTATAAGCTATGTGAGGCCCAGCAAGAATTGGGTGTTATCGGTGATGAGGTGCAGATGGCCGGTGCTCAGGAGTTAGCCACATACCTTGAAAAGAAATCCAGTCTGGAGAAACTGATTCCTGTTATGAATGATATGCTTGCCCAACAGTACGGACTGGAGGCAAGCCAGGAGAGTGCTGCCACTATTGCCACTATGCTTGGCAAGGTGATGGAGGGCCAGACTCAGGCTCTGAGCCGATACGGCTACTCTTTCGACGAAACGCAGGAAAAGGTACTAAAATTCGGTACTGAAGAAGAACGTGCTGCCGTTCTGGCGGAAGTCGTAAGCCAGAGTGTGGGTGGCATGAACGCTGCACTGGCGCAGACGGATGCCGGAAATTCCAAGAAGGTTGCCGATGCAATAGACGACATCAAAGAGGTGGTAGGTGCCTGTATGGTACGCTTGCAGCCGTTCGTATCGACTATAGACGAAATCGGTATGGGCGTACAGGGCATTATGAGCGTCTATCAAGGTGTAAGAGGTTTGACCGTCGGCATTACTTCGCTTACAATTGTGCAGCGGGGTTGGAATACGGTAACTGTCACATCTACCGCCGTCGTGCGTACCCTTACCACCGTTATGCGAGGTGGCACGGTAGCGGCTACAACTCTGAGAGTAGCCATCCGAGGGCTTATGATTGCTACCGGTGTAGGTGCAGCCATAACGGTGCTGACTATGGCCATCGAGGCATTTGCGTCATCAAGTGACAAGGCCACGACAGCATCAGAGGATTTTTCCAAGGCACAAAACGATGAGACGACCCAGCTCCAGCAGACACGGGCCGCCCTCGAAATCAACATAGCAAAACTAAAGGACTTCCACGGATCCAAGGAGCAAGAAAAGAAGATCGTGGAGGAAATGAACAATACCTACGGCAAGACAATGGGGTATTTTTCAAGCGTTGCTGAATGGTATAATGCCCTTATCAAGAATAGTGATGCCTATTGCCGCCAGATGGTCATTGAGGCAAGGACCAGGATGCTGGCTAACCAGATTGCTGAGAAGGAGCAGAAAATGCACGATCTCAGATACGACGAAACGGGCAAGGCCAGACAATACAGCAAGCAGCGCGAGAAAAGGACTGTTGCCCATGTCGAGGACACCGGTCTCTATGGCGAGGGGAATGTGACTTATGAAAGGGTCGAGGTCGAAGGCACAAGCGACCTCGAGAAAGCAACCGTCGCATATAGAGAGGAACAGAAGGCTGTGGCAGGCTTGCAGAAGCAGTTGAAGGAACTTGTCAATGAAGCCTCAAATATAAAGATGCCGGTTCTTGGTGCCTCCATTCGCCCTACCGGCGGAACCAGCGGCAAGGACAGAGGTGATGGCAAAAAGACACCAGCTGCTGAAGGAAGTATCAATCGATATAAGGAACTGCTGGCAGACCTCCGCAATCAGATTGAGGAAACCGGGGACGCTGACCTGGCCACTAATTTACAGAAACAGTATGAAGCCCTTGAAGCGGAGTTCAAGGCCCACAAGATAAAGATCGGGTTGGAAAAGCCAGAGCCCCAGGAGACCAAGGCCTATATGGACTCCCTCAGGGAGCAGTTGGCGGCAGCCCAGAAGAATTTCGACAATGCCGCCACTGTAGAGGCAAGGGTGGAAGCTATTGCCAAGGTTGACGAGATTCAGGCCAAGATCAACGAAGCCACCCATGGGAAGGTGACTATCGAAGCAGAAACCGAAATGACCTATGTCACTCTGGGCAGTACAGAGGACAAACGACAAAGTGCCCAGAATGCCCAGGCAAAGGTAAGCCGCATCCAGCAGGATTTTGAAATCGGGCTGATAGGAAAGGAAGAGGCAGAAAAAGGAATTGAGGGCATCAATGGCCAACTGCAAAAACTTGGATTAAAACCCATCAACGTCAAGTTCAAGACCGACGGTATGCGCCAGGTCGAGGAACGTCTGAATGGGGCCCGTGACAGTGTCAAGCAGTTGGGCGGCAGCCTTGCCGGGCTCGGTGAGGCTATCGGTGTTCCGGAACTGAATATCGCAGGTACGATGGCACAGGCCATTGCTACGATGGTATCTGGTTATGCCACCGCAACCACCCAAGCGGCATCCCTTGGTCCTTGGGCATGGATTGCCTTTGCCGCCCTCGGACTTGCCCAGTTGACAGCGATGATAACGAGCGTGAAGGATGTGGCGAAGTTTGCCGACGGTGGCGTAGCCTATGGACCGACGCTTGGCCTTTTCGGTGAATATGCCAACGCCGCCACCAATCCCGAAGTCGTGGCACCATTGGATAAACTGCGCGGCATCCTTGGTGTGGAAGGCGGTGGCGGTCAAGTCGATATTAAGTTAAGGATGAGAGGGCGCGACCTCGTTGGCGTGTCGAGTAAGAGAACCAAACTTGTTCGCAGATCATGAGTATGCAGACGATATATATGGGTGAGTTCGTGAGCCGCTGTGATGACTCACGTTGGCGCGTGTCGATCCTGCAAGAGCAGGGGGCTGTTTCGTCTGTCATCGGCCAACTGGAGTTCCCCGGAGAAGAACCCCTTTTGATAGAATGGCCCGAGACTTCAAAAGAGGACGTAATCTGTGGAAGCACGGCCACCCTAAAAATCATCAGCCCTGGCGACCGCACCTTTGCCGGGTTATATACAATCCAAGCCGGGAACATTGGCGTAAGGATAGAAAAGGACGGTAACCTGTATTGGATGGGTACTCTCGATCCTGAGTTTTACGAGGAACCCTACACGGCCAATGAGGATTATGAGGTCATGCTGACATTCAGCGACTTCGGGATTTTTGAGCGCCTGACCTACAATCTCGCCGGCATGCAGACACTGGAGGCCATAGTCATGGACGCGCTCAGCCGTGCCAAGATTACCGAGATATTACGTCAGGACTGGATCAGCACACAGTCGCCAAACAGCAGCGGGAGAATGGGGCTGTCGGACCTGAGCGTAAGAAGCGAGAACTTCATTGATGAAGATGGTGAGGTAAGTAATATGAAGGAAGTGCTGGAGGGAATCTTGCAGCCCCTTGGCATCCGTATGATCCAGCGTGGTGGCAAAGTGTGGGTTTATGACCTCAACGGCATCTATGGCGCAAGCGTTGAAAAAATCGAATGGCACGATGATGACCAGATGATGGGTGTCGATAAGGTGGCTAATAATGTCAAGATTTCCTTTTCCCCTTATGCGTCGTCAGAACTGATCAATGGCGAGATAGAATTTGGGGGTGAGTATTCTGTGGAGAATGTAAATCTTGTGGCAGACCCAGGGGCAAGTTATTACTCATATTACCCAGATTACAGTGACGAACACCGCCAAGGCAGTAACTGGGACTATAACCTCATCAACTTTACCATATTCCTGAGTAACAGCGGCAAGGGGCTGGCCTATGTAAACAGTAGTGCCAGATGGTTTCATATTCTGCCCGTTGTAGGCGGTCCGTCGGAATGTGATGGAATTGCCTGGGGTTTTTACTCAGGCGGTCACGGCCCGATTGACGAATACCATCACTGGCCTAAAAGTATATTGAACACCATCGGCAAGATCAGTGGCACAGAGGTTATGAGAACTAACCGCGTATTCCTCCCTAAGCTGTCAAGTGATGACATGAAGAAATACCGTGTGAGACTATCCCTTGAAATGCTGATGGATGCCAGATATAATCCTTTTACCGATGCCAATGACGGTAACGAGGAAGGAAACTACAATGGCGTTAAAGTTTGGACTGGATGGGCGTTTGTTCCTGTGGCAGTAACCATGTATGATGATAATGGCGCAGCCATCTGCCATTACGTCAACAGTAACATAGCAAGAAGCGCTTCTGTGGGGCATCTTGGATATGCCGTAGGCAGTTGGGAACCTGGTGCTGGAAGTTTCGGGGACGCCTTCTTGGAATACTATGACCCCAGCGATTTAAAGGATAGTGCCGGAATCCAGGGCTGGAAAGCGAATAGACACTGCATCGGGCGGCCTGGAACTGCAGAACCTATGTTTGGAATTATAATAAGAGAGGCGGTCCTCTATGACAGTTTCAAGCAGATGGCCGATGGCGAATACATGCCCTATCCGCCCAATGGCGGTTATCTGGAGGTTAAGGTGTTTGCTGGCGTTAATTGCTATGACTATGGAGAAACCGGTGATTTCAATACGACACAGCGGTGGGATGACAAGAATTTGTACAGCAAAATCCGCTGGCTGCTATACAAGGCGCCAAAAGTAGAACTTGTAAAGAATAACCTGTCTTTTGAATCTGAGGAACTTGACGATGTGGAATATAAGGGATATATCAACAGAGACGCCAAGGAAGAGATTTCCCTTGATACCATCTGTGGAACTTCCAGTAAGATTGCCCCAACAGCAAAAGGTATGTATTACCGCTCTTCCGATGGCCTGCAGATAAAGCAGATGACCCGTCAGGGACGTACAAATCTGGTGGAAAAGCTTCTGATTGGTACATTGTACAGCCAGTTTGCCACCCGGCACACGAAACTGTCAGGTACGGCATTCTTGATGAAGGGTGACTTAAAACTATATAGGGACGCTATGCAGAGCGGTAAAAAGTTTCTTATGCTGGCAGACCTCCAAGACGTTGACGCTGGAACGAGCGAAATGTCTGTGGTGGAACTTACCCAGGATGAGTATGATGCCATTGAATATGAAGGTGATTGAAACGACATTAAAAAAGTATTAGAATGGCAAAACAATATATATCCGTTGAAAGGACACTCAGTCCCCGTCCAAGATCGAAACGCAGACGCGAGACAGGAGAGGGCGGCAGCAGCGGCAATATTACCGTTGTTCAGAATGGCGGTGGTAGCAGTTCTGCCTCTGTCAGCGGCGACGGCCACACCCATGACAATAAGAGCACACTTGATAAGCTGGGGATTGATGGTGAGGGTTATGTGACTGTAACGGACTGGCAAGAGAACGGAGACGGTGACCTGGAAAAAACCACCTTCAAATCCAAGGCTGGGTATGCTGACAAAGCCGGAACCGCCGGCAAGGCCACCGTTGCCCAGAACTTGGCAGAAGACTCAACGGACTGGCAGACTATAGACGATAAGATTGCAGCCCAAAACAGAGCGAACGAGAACAAGTTCCTTCGCAAGGACCAGAGTGACGAAACGCCGTATAATCTTGGCATCGGTCAGAATCTTACCGTAGGTGGGGATGCAACTATAGGTGGCAAACTTACGACGGATGATCTGGAGGCTGACGATGCAGAAGTAAACAATGATCTTACCGTAGGGCATGATGCTACCATTGGCGGCAAGCTCACTACGGATGATCTGGAGGCCGACGATGCGATAGTAAATGATAACCTTAGCGTCGGCAATAATTTGGGTATTGGTGGTAATGCCTCAGTATTGGGTAAGACCACCACCCACGAACTTGACACGGGCGATGCTGTTTTCAGGAACCGAGCATCAAGCCTGGACTTTATCAGCGGCTTTGTCGCCGGTACTGGCTGGGGTATCACTAAGGAGCAGATAGAAAATGCCCTTGGCGTGTTGGAAACGAAATACCATCTGGAGATTGATAAACTGACTGTCAGGGGGCAGATGCGTGTCTATGAAATGATCATCAGTCAGCTACTTGGCGAGAATGACAACCGTGTGTTTACGGCCATGATGGAGGTTGACCATTACGATGCCGCTACCGGGCGTGTATATTTCGACAACAAGGGCGGGCGTCTTTACAACCCGTTCCGCCATGATGACTATATCAAGGTACAGCAGTACAACCCGGCTGCCAGTAACGGCTATGTCATCAAGAGTTATGAGCTTCTGATTGACGGCATATATAGCGGCTATGAGAATGGTGAGCGCGTGGACTGGGTGACGTTCAGGAACTTTAGCCCGTCAACAGATCTGCCATCAGAGGTTATCGCTGAGGGTGATACATTCACGCGCTGGGACAATAAGACCGATGCTGAGCGCAAGGGTCTAATCAGCATAACTACTGTAGGGCCTCAGACCCCATATATTGACATCATGCACGGTGCCAAGACAGATCCGGACAACGCCCTGAAGGGACGCATTGGCAATCTGTCGGGCATCAGGCACCATCTTTTCGGTTGGCTGGACGGCTTTGGTGAGTATCTGATCAACCTTTATGCCCCGAGGATGGCAACTACCTAAAGAACGCGACATTTGCCAGTATGGACGGTAACGGGAACTTCCGCCACTGGGCAATTTCAGCGGACAATGTGGTGTTTTACACCTTGGCCGGGCTCCCCTTGTATGAGAACACGGCGCTGATGGGCAACGTGGCGAGAGTGGCAAGGCTTGTCGAGATGGATGGTAAGAAGGTGCTGCACATTGTCAATAACACCTTAACACAAGCCAATGCCGACATCAAGAAACCTGGCACTCACAAGGTATATCAGGAGCCTACGACAGAAACCACAGAGAACTATACGACAGAAAAGGATAAGCTGTACCTGGGCATTAAGATGAAAGTCGTCAAGAGCGGACGCCTGACAATCGGTTTCCCCGCTTCTGAGAGTGTTGGGGGTAGTTTGCCAAAGGTGGCATTAGATGTCGAGAAAAGCAATGATTGGCAAATCTTGGAATGGGATGGCACATGGGACGGGACTGGTGATTTCGTGATGGGATTCACAGGGGAGGCATATTTCTCCTTATTGTCACTGACAGACGAACCGCTTGATGAATTCAAGAAAGAATATAATACCCAGATCATTCAAACGGCCAAGAATATCACTCTGACGGCCAGCAGGGTCACGGCGACAGAAACGAGCATTGCCCAACTCCAGATAACGGCCGACGGCATTTCCGCTTCCGTTACTGCATTGCGCCGGGATATGGAGGGCGCTGATCAGCAGTTATCATCAAGGATTACCCAGACGGCAACGGACATTACGGCTGCCGTTTCCAGGATCTCAGCGAATGAGAGTGCCATTGCCCAGCTCCAGATAACTGCTGATGGCCTCAGTGCAACTGTAGAGAGTAATTACACAACGCTTGTCAATAACATTTCAGACATCAATGATGACTTAGACGGCATCAATGGTGACATCGTCAGCATAACGACCCGCGTAGGCTCTTTGGAGGTGACGGCGAGTAATATAACAGCCCGCGTAAGCTCAGTAGAAACAACGGTTGTACAACATGGTACGGCCATCGACGGAATCAACGATGATATAGATGGCATCAGTGGCGACATCGTCAGCATAACGACCCGCGTAGGCTCCTTGGAGGTGACGGCGAGTAATATAACAGCCCGCGTGAGCTCAGTTGAAACAACGGTTGTACAACACGGCACGGCCATCACTAATATCAACGGTGACATTTCAGACATCAAGGCCATCACTAATATCAACGGTGACATTTCAGACATCAACGGTGACATTTCAGACATCAATGATGATCTCGTGAGTATTACGACCCGCGTAGGTGAATTAGAGGTGACAGACTCAAACATTACAGCTCGTGTTAGTTCTGTAGAGACAACGGTAAGACAGCATGGCACTTCTATCACCAATATTAACGGCGATATTTCTGACATCAACGATGATATAGATGGCATCAGTGGCGACATCGTCAGCATTACGACCCGCGTAGGCTCTTTGGAGGTAACGGCTAACAGTATTACCTCACGAGTAACTTCCGTCGAATCTACGGTAAGTGACCAAGGAGATGATATTTCTGCATTACAAACAGGGCTTGGCTCTGCAAACACAAATATTTCAAGCATTACAACCCGTGTCGGCAATCTTGAAACAAGGGCAGACAGTATCACGGCAGCAGTCAACAGTCATACCAGTAGCATTAACGGCCTGACTTCTGACATATCCAGCCTTAGGATTACATCTACTGAGATGGTAAGCAAAGTGACCAAGTATATATCAGGATCAAATATCATGCCGGGCATCGGAACTGGGGAGGACTGGACGTATCAGGGCGGCAAATATACTTCGGGGAGTTATGAGTACGAAGCCGGATCCCTAACGTTTGACAGCAGCACCCCAGGACGATATGAGTTCAGACTTAATGCCCGTTACTATGGAAACGGCGATTTTGGCGACGCAAAGCTGATCAGTCCCATTGTGGCCGTAAAGAGTGGTACATACTATACCCTGTCATTCACCTTGTTTATGTATGGTACCAATAATGCCGACTGGAGCCATTACAAGACCTATAATGAGGTTGCCGCGCAGATAAGGTCATATATTGAGATATATGGTGCAACCAATAGTGCCAGTCTGGAGGCTCTGACTTCTAACTATTTGATAGATCTTCCTGGCGGCAGTGCATTGTACCGCCACGACAGAGTATCGGAATTTGACGATGGATCATACCTGCGTTATAAGATAACATTCCGGACAGTCAACAGTAGCGGTACATATTGCAATTTCCTCCGGATGATTTTCTATAACAGGCAATGGCAGTCTGACGGGTCATCGTATGGCTATATGAGAATCTCCAACATTCAACTGGAGGTTGGCCAGGATGCAACAGTATTCAATACCCCGACGGCGCAAGCCCAAAGCCTTATCAAACAGACCGCTGACAGTCTGGTATTGTCAGCCAGTCATATAAGGTTGGAGGGAATTATCACCGCGAACAATGGTTTTAAGATAGATCAGGACGGGTCGCTTACAGCTAATGCTGCAACTTTCAACTTGTGCACCTTCAAAGGAACTGTCAGATCCCCATTTGTAACCAATAATTCATCGTACTCCATTGTTTGGGATGGTAATACTTACGAGCAGACATCACAAGAGGCCACATACGACAACCTGATAAATAATTCCGGCTATCACAATATTCCATTTGGTGTAGAACAATCCGGGCGAACCCTAACGATTGCACATTGGGAAGGTAATACAGGTAGCGTTACTTATAATGCAGACAGCGGTTATTTTTTCTATGAGGATGGCGTCAAGAAAACATCTATCACCATTTCCCGTGAGCTTGTAGTGCTAAAGGGGTACGGCACATCGAGCAGGTTTCTCGGATGGATAGTTGTATCTCGCACAGACCTATACACGACAAAGGCATACGGGCGTTATGCGAGAGTACTGGCTATGGGTAAGGTAAACTTTTCATCGAGCAACACGGCGTACTCTATGGGAACGTATCAATGCTATGACCTGACGAGTATTTCCGTAACAAGGCTTTCACAGGGTAAGGTGCAGGTAACTATCCCGACAGCATGGAACGTAGAGAGCGGCAAACTGGTTGCAATGGTTAATGCTTGCAGTGATGAGGGTGGCTCAGACGGTGCAGGTCCAGTATATGCAGGAATATCGAAGTATGTGGAAACGAGCGGAAAGGTAACTGGGTTTGTTGTCAATCTTGGTGACGATTCATCAAGAAACGATTCAAGTTTCCAGTTTGTCTTGTTCAATATAGGTGACTGGGATCTGGTAACAGGAGTTAGCGCACGCGGCTCATAATTCATAAACAAATAAAACTATGGCAGAAAAAACAGAAAAAGAGAAGACGAAAGTCTATGATTTCTCCGCTATCATGGTGGAGAGTGAGTTTGACAAGTTCCAAGAGGTGGACACGTCAAAGAACGTGGGTAATATCATCCACAAGAATACCGATGATCTCGGTATCGATGAAATTGCCCGCCAGATCTACAAAGAGGGCAAGGTTGAAATGACAGATTTTCAAGCAAAAGTTGTCCTGGCAATCTTAATGAACAGTAACCTTCTGGCATTTGTCAAGGAAGGCATCAAAAAGTTATTCACAATTTAAATCAAAACAACTATGGCATTAAACAAAGTTTCCGCAAATTCTACGGAGAAGTTCGAGAACAATTTGGGCTCTACGCTGGTTATGAACACTACCAAGACCACGACAAAGAGCAATGTGACAATCCATTCGCGCGTAAAGAAAGGGGATGAGGAAGTTGGTACCATCAGCTATGAAAGCGATGGTGGCTACTTGATTGTTGACATCAAGAAGTTCAAGACCCTGTCTAAGTCTGAGGCGCAGAGCATTCTGGCCGCTGCATCTGAGGACATCGTCGGTGAGGTCTATGCTGATGAGGAAGATAATTCCGAGGCTGCTGAAACCGTAGAGTAAAACGTTTGGCGTATGTATCAGACGAACCAAGCAGAAAACGAGGCGTTCTTTGCAGAGATAATGCCTGCGTTCCTCGAATATGTGAGACAACATTCTGCCACTGTCGAGGGAGTTGAGCTGGCAACATCGTTGCAGGGGATTTCCTCGATGCAATGCCTTCAGGAACTTGGGGGTGTCGTAAAGGTTGTGCGTGTTCCTCTGAGCATGATGACCTACAACGTCCAAGAGGCAGAGCAAAGAGCGAATGAAGCCGCTGACGCAGCCGATATGGCTGCTGGCAGGGCTAACACAGCTGCTGCCAATGCCAACGATAAGGCGGCATTGGCAACGGCTGCAGTCCTGGATATTGCGACGGAAAAGGCAGCAGCTACAGCAGCAGCCCAGAATGCCAACAGCAAGGCTGATCTCGCAAACTCCATCTATCAGACCGTTAAGGCTTGGTATGAAAGTATTAACCCTGCATGGTCCACCTGGTTTACTGCCACGCAGTCAGATTGGACTACGTGGTTTAATGCCAGGAAAGCGGAGTGGCCGGAATGGTATAACGGCATAAAGTCAGCCTATGAAACATGGGTGGCCGCTGCCCAACAGGCTGAAACAGCGAGACAGACGGCAGAGGCAACCCGTCAGGGCAACGAATCTACCCGGCAGACGCAAGAGACAACCCGACAGGGAAACGAAACGACCCGCCAGGGGAATGAGACTACCAGGCAGAATAACGAGTCAACCCGTGTAGGCAATGAGACTACCAGGCAGAATAACGAGTCAACGCGCCAGACGCAGGAGGGAACCAGGGAAAACAACGAGAGTTCCCGACAGTCAGCGGAGCGAAGCCGTGCTGCTGCTGAGAATGAGCGTGAGGATGCTGAGGATGAACGTGTCGAAGAGTTTTCCAGACTTAAGACCGAGAGCCAGGCAGCAACCTCTTCTGCCAACAATGCCGCATTAGCGGCCAACACACAAGCGGGCAGAGCTGCACAGGCGGCAGAAAACGCCAACGCAGAGGCCCAAAACCTTAGCGGGCTGAAAACCGACTGTCTAAATGCTACTGGTGCCGCACAGTCAGCAGCTCAGAACGCAGGCGAAAAAATGACGGAGATTGATGCTCTTGTCAAGACTATCAACGGCGAAAGTTCTGCGGCTCCTGTAAGAATGACCGTCAGCGTTCTTGATACTATCAGCACCAAGAACAAAGAGCAGCAACGTGTCAAGGTGCAGCTCTATCCTACTTATGTCATGCAGAATGTCCTTTACCAGAAGGTATCTGGATCATCTGTTATGGTTAACCCGTCAGGCGTTATTATTGTGACAGGAACCGGCGAGAGCGTTTTTTGGATTATCCCACCGCAGAACACAGAGCTTTGGCAACAGGTGAGTGTGACGGTAAGAGGTCCACGCGTCCGTTTGTCGCGCTCAGGCAAGATGCGCCTGAATGGTGGAAGAATAAGAATTGTATAACATTTAAAAAGCAATAAAATGGCATTTACAGAAGCGGAAGAAACCGAACTGCGGGCAATTATTACCGCATTTGATGACGGGCAGCAGGTCGATGATCTGCCTCGTGGCACAAGCGACGTTTCCGATAAGAGTATTGAAGTGTTCAACTCCAAGACGGGACAGAGCGAACAGATGCCGCTTAAAGAGGCGGTTAATATGGCCAATGCCCCTTATTTCGAGCGTGTGTGGAATACGGCGGTTAGCACCCCGTTGGCTGCTGCATGGGGCGGCAGTCTCAGTATGGGCCAGAACTTGCCGGACATTCTCAAACTTGGCGGTTATCTGGTAAAGAATGACCACAGCCGCCGGAAACTGGATCCGACAAACCACTACAGGTTTGAGAACGGTGAGACAGCCAAACTCGACGGATCTATGGGACACTACCAATGGGGCTGGGGTGTGAAGTGGTACTTTGCCAAATGGCTTGCCGGTGGTTTGTTCCATGAGGCTATTAGCTTGAGCCCTATCGCGGGACAATATAACTATGTGATTCCTGTCGGCTCATTGTCTGCACACGGCTTTGCAAGCCTGGAGAGAAGCACCAGCACACTTGTTAGTTACATCAACGACGATCCGGACTACAGGGGTGGTGACAACCAGAGTTCCTGGGATGGCACATACCGCGATCTTTGCGGAAAGGCTGTTACCTCCATAACATGTGAGGCTATGCGTGCAGCGGCACGTAGGAATGGCACTGGCTGGCTTTGCGGAACCATGCGCCATAGTGCAGCGGTGAAGATCCTCTTTGAGGTTATCTTTGGCACACGTGACATTCAGGCAGCCTATAATGCAAACCGTGACAGTGATGGTCTGTATCAGGGCGGCCTTGGCAGCGGTGTTTCAACCTGGAATGGTAATTGGAACACATATAATGGCTACCGCCCATTCCTGCCCACAAGCGTAGGCGTTGAGCTGGGCGACTCTTGCGGCGTCGTCAACTATGAAGTAAAGGATGAAAGCAATAATGTCGTTTACACGGCACCCGTGCCTGTGTTCTTCGGTCTGAAGAATGCCTTTGCCTATCTCTGGCGGCACCAGGACGATGAATTTGGAAAGGCAAATGCCGACGGTACGATGACGCATCTTGTGGCACCTTCAATCTATGGCACATGGACTATTGGCGTCGAAACCGGCATGGTTGCATATTCGACGATGCCAACCGGCGGCGGTTACATAAAGTCGATGTCATACGATCATCTTGAAATGTGGCCGACGGAATTTGGGGCAACGGCTTCAACTTGGCAATGCGACTATGGCTGGAATACCAGTGGCGTTACTTCTGGCTTCCGTCTGGTGCTGCGTGGGTGTGCTGCGGACTGCGGTGCCAATGCGGGGTCTGCTGATGTCAACGTGAACAATGCTGTCTCGAACTCCAATGTGAACATCGGGTCGCCTCTCAACTTTTACAATGGTATGAG